CCTTAGTCAGTTATTTGGTAGCGAACAGGCGCAAAACACCGGCAAACTTACCAATAATTTGCCTTTACTCACCCAACA